CACGCGCAATCTCATCCGGCGATTTATCCTTGGCCGGCACAACACCAAAGCCCGGATCCGTGATGGTCTTCGGCATCACCTGCATTTCACCCAACGCACCCTTGGAGCTAGTGGTCAATGTCTTACCATCGTCCTTGTACCGCTTGCCACGGCTCTCCGCTTGCTTTACAGCAGCAACTAACTCTTCAAATGTCTGTTGGGCCATGGTCCGAGGTCCTTGATCAAATATTCAAGACATTTTATGCGGCATTTTAATAATACTCAACAGGAGATGTGTCCGGCTCCGTATCATCAACATCGTCCGTATCCAACGCAATAAAGTTGCCCGCACGGAATCTCGTCCAAGCCATCACCGCAGTATCCACTTGGTCATCATTGTTCCCATTAGGAAAAGCCGCGCATTCCTCTACAAGGTCCTCGGCCCACTCCTTACCTTCAGGATACCAGATCATTCCTGATTCCAACAGCGGAGCAACAGCGTTAGCACGGCTTACCTTATCCTGCCCTGTTCGGCGACCGCCCGGGGAGAACATCGTCACAGGAATGCCCATCCGGCGAAGCTCCTGCTGCAGCGGCGTGCCAGTAGCCTTCGCTTCAATCAAAACATTGTCCGGCTGCCAATACTGGTACTCATCCTTGGCCATGCGCTTGAGTTCAGGGAAATCCCACCGACCCTTGCGAACATTGAGCAGCATCAAGTTGGCGCCGCTGTCCGCATCAGGATAAAACACGCCCCACGTCGAGATGACAGAAAAGTCAGCAGTCTCTTTCTTCGAGTACGCCGTGTCGTAAACCTGAATCAAATACTCACATGCCGGTGGATCATCGTACTTCCACTTGCGCCACCAGTTCCTCTTCAGGATCGCACCCTCATCGTTCGTCGGCTGTTGCTGCCACTGTGCGTTCCACTTTTTCAGTCCAATCGAAACCTTGACCTTCTCCAACTCGTCGAGGCTCCAGTATTCTGGCCACAACGGTTTTCCGGACGGAAGAATGGCCGGGAACTCCAAGACCTCCCACTGATCGGACTTCAAATAGCCCTGCTGCTTGAGCAGGCGTCCCGACAAATCGTCTGTTTTCCATCGCGTATTAATCACAATGATTGCACCACCCGGCTGCAAACGCTGCCGGGGACCCGACGTGTACCATTCCCACGTATTCTCCATCGCCGTTTCAGACACAGCATCCTGCTCGTCCAAAATATCGTCCAGCACAACAACATTACCACCACGGCCCGTCATCGCACCGCCCTTACCAATGAAGAACGCCTCACCGCCTTGGGCCGTGTTCCACCGTCCGGCAGCCTTGCTGTCCACAGACAAAGCCATCTTCGGGAACAACTCCTTGTACCGCTCATCGTCAACAAGGTTTCGGATCATCCTACCGAAGCGCTGAGCAAGTTCCGCGGTGTGCGAACCCACAATCAGCTTCGTGTCAGGCATCTTACCCATCAAATAAGCAGGGAACAAGTAGCTCCCCATCTGGGACTTACCGTGCCGCGGCGGCATCGCAATCATCAAGCGTTTGCATTCCCCAGACACAACCCTGTCCAAAGCTTTGGCAATCCGCTTGTGATGCTCCCCCACCAACATCTCCGGCCAGACGTACTGGCAGAAACAAAGGAAGTCGGTGGTTGCTCGCTCTTGGGCCTCTAGGAGTTTGAGACGGAGCTCCAGACGAAGCTGCTCTTCTTGGACGTCGTCCGGTGCGGTTGTTTTAAGTTGCATGTTTAAGTTTTCGTGGAACACGGGCCACGTTTTGAAATTTGCATAAATATAACCCCTGTTTGCATTTAAAACAACAAGGGGGGTGTTTTGGGGAGGCCAAGTTTAAAAAGGTTCTAATTTTGGCTAAAACTGGGCGAAGGTTTTGCCTATCGTTGACGTACCTAAAATGGCCCTCCCCCCTAAAGGAAGTCATCCCCTATACATAGACAAGAGGTAAGAGCGGGCCCGCCCACCCCCGCCACCACCAATAAGGGAAAAAATAAGGAAAAAAGGGGAGAGACGCACGGCGCGTAAGCCGTGCGTCAGGGACCTATAGTAGGCCCCTAGGCCCTTGGGCCTAGGGTACTGGGTCAGCTAGCTACATGCATTGCGATCAGGTCACCGGCCGCCGCCGCTTTCTCTGCATCGCGCTTGGCCTGATAGCGTGCGCGGCTCTGGTCACCCAGTTCGCGGGCCTCGGCCTTGGCCAGTAGTGTTGTCTCTGAGATCTGGACGGTAACGCCGCCGTTACCGTAGTGCACATACTCACTGTCGTCGTAGTTGTATTCACTGCCCAGTGAGGTCAGTGTGCACAGGAAGCCGGCCAGTGCTTGGATGTCTTTGCCTGACATGCCGTCAGGTAATCCGTACATTGTGCCGTTAATGCTGAGGGTTTTAACTGTAGTCATTTCTCTATCCTTTCTAGGTTGTACTGGATCGGCTGATCCAGTACGTGAATTATAACACTATATTTACTTTAGTGTCACGCTAAATTCTAAATTTTCTACTGCTTCGCGGACCTTTTCATCTAGGTTGTTATCCACCCAGTTCTCTATTGAATCGCTTACGTTGTAGTCATCGATATCAAAGTTGTTAGACATCCAGTCGCTGATCTGGTCGGAGATATCGTCGTCTTCTACGATCTCCATTACGCGGTCACGAAGGTTCAAGGTTGCCCACTCATTCAAACGGGCATCGATCAATTCAATGATGGCCAACTTCTCGGGGCTCGGGCCTTGGGACTGGGCCACCGCATTGTCGATCGTGTTGATCAGAACACCGAACGCGGTCCGGACTGTAACCTGATCGGTTGCGCTCAAAGTGTTGAACAATGTTTCCGAGTAATCTAGTGCTGACTGGATGTCGCATCCACGTGAACCAAAGATGTTGCTACGGAATTTTGATACTGGGTTTGTCATCTCTCTATCCTTTCTAGGGTTGTATCTAATCGGCCGATTAGATGACTGAATTATACAACGGTTTCCCACTTTGTACGAATGTTTTTAAATTCTTTTTTATAAAAATCTTTACAGGTCTCATACAGGTTCAGCCATTCGGTTGTCGCGTTCCATACGTTCTCACCCTCATAAACAACCCATCCGTCAAAGCCGCCATGGAGAACGTCGAGAGCATCGTCGAGCGAGAGCGAATATCCAAGGTCCGAGGCGCATTGGATTATTTGGTCGGTGTTAATCATAGTCAACGTCCTCTTCAATGCATTCGACATTGTCAATTGAGAATTCAAAACTGTCGTTTTCCCAGTCAACATCATCCTTGAATTCAGCATTTTCTTTAAGGGCGAGAAAGTGGCTTCGGGCCTCTTCTTCGCTTGTTGCAATGACCTTGCTTCTATAAAGCACCTCTTCGCGCCAATAGATAACGTATTCGTTTTTCATCTCTATCCTTTCTAAGTTGGGACACCAGTATAACACCGCGCCAGCAAATTGCAACAAAAAACCAAAAAAAGTTAGCGGGCCCACCCACCCCCGCCACCACCAGATCAAGGGAAAAAATTCAGGAAAAAAGAAAACCGGCAGCAGAAAAAAGAGCAATGCCCCGCGGGCCTAACGGCCCGCGGGCCATGGGCCACGGCCCATGGCACAAGGCCCGAGGGCCACGCGCCACGTTTCAGGCGACGAGGGCAAGGGGCCAAGGGCCTAGTTTATAGGGTTTACTTTACCGCGCAACATTATGCAAATTTTGCATGATCTACAGAGGGGAAAGGCCGGACAAAGCCGGCCCTTAAACCACTGGTTAAGCGGACAGTAATTCTAAAGCCCTATTTTTTAATGTTGCACCAGTGCCGAACCATGCCGACTCCATGCGGGTGTTGTCCGAACGTCCGCGCTCATGATCCACCAATTCAGTGACAGCATTCAAGGCCGCCCACCGCGTACCGGCCACGCCTTTAATGTCCGAACCAATGGCGCGCCCGTTGAATAATTCAATGATTCGCTTATATGCGCGCGATTCATTAATGGCAATTTTGCCGGTGTGATACGGCTTTAATAATTCGCTGACAAACGCGTCGCATTCCTCGGCCGTCATGGGCTCGCCTGCTAGCTTGCGGGATTGCACCAGAAAGCGCTCCCACTGATTCGCGACAATCCCAAGCTGCAGCCGAACCGCGTCGGCGTCGAATCGCTCACTGTGCAAAACCCTAATTTGTGATTCGCTGTTATTCACGGCCGCTGTAATGGTGTTATTGCATACCACGCGCACACTGGTGAATTTTGCAATGGTGGCCATTGTCCCGTCGTATGACGTACCCAGCAATACATAAGGGCGCACGGTATCGCCCTCAACTACTTCGGCCCCGTCGCTCACTTTTGCCAGTGCCCATACGCGCCGGCCGTAACTGAGCGCGCCGGCCGTCTCCATTGTGAACCCTCCCAAATCCACCAACTTACTAAAAAATCCCATTACTTCGGAGGGTTGCACCACGTTATAACCCTGTGACACTACAGCCAACGGCGCGCCGGTGTCGCTCCGGTGTAACACTTTCCGATCAGGCCATGCTTGCGGCTCACTGGTGGCCGGTGTATTAAATAAAACGGGGCTTTCTAGGACATCATAGGCAAGGCCGGCCTGTTGTGTCCACTGTTCAATTGTCGCGCCGGCTGTCAGCTGCTGCCCTAGTTTATGCCAAGGGGCCAAACCAGAATAAGCCATTGCGGCCGTGCCTGTTGTTGTGTCGATCATGTGGGCCATATCTATCCTTTCTGAGTTGATAAAAACCGGCTATTTTGTGCCAGTGCTGTAATTGTACTTCGGTTTTACACTTTTTACAAATTAATTTGTAGGTGTTTACCCCCAATTGTCTAAAAACCACCATATAACTAAAAAAATCAGAATGACAGCAATTATCACGGGGCCCCCACTTCGCGCCCAATATCGCCGGCGATATGGTGGCGCAACATTGAACCATAGGGCAAACCACGCACAAAAGAGCGAAGCGCTGCAGCATCATTAGGCGCGCCCTTTTTTCTGGTGTTATGCCACTGAATCGCCGTCGGGCCGCTCGCTGCATAACAGCCGCCCTTTTCATCCTTTCCTACTTTCTTTTTTCCGGTCCCATGGGCAACAAATACAACTACAAATTCACGGGCACCACGTGCGCATAATGGGCGGCCACCGCCACACTGTTGACAGCTGAAATTTTCGGCTAATTCTGCAGGGCATCGGGCAAATTGCACGCCGTGGATTTTCTTAGGCCACTGATCGGCCGATTCCAGAGGGGCAGCATAAACAGCGGGCCGGCCTAATTCCACAGCGCGGACAGCATCGGCCACATTGTCACAGCTTGCATTGATAACGGTCTTATTTGGCTGGGGTAGTGGCAGGGCTTCGGCTGCGAAGTGCGAATAAGTCCAAGCTTGGCCACCACGTGGCACGCTATCAAAAACGGCTTGTAAATATTCGCTATCAATTTGGGCCGTGCCGGTTTCACTTTTCGGGTGAAGGCTGCAGCTGGTCGGGCAGGTCCCGTAAGTTTCATGTTCGCCGCTGCGATAAGTCACAGCAATAGGGCCGGTTTTGCTGTTCGCGCTGATTTGTACGGTTTTTAACATTTTGCTCTATCCTTTCTAAATTGAGGGGCCCAGTATATCAACATTTTTTGACGGTCCCGTAATATATTTTTTAGGGGTTTTCGCTACCCTTTTTATGAGCGGCATTTTGTTTTCATCCCACGGCAGCACCACAAAAGGGACATCGTCCGCGGACATCGTGCGCATAAAAGAGCGAGCGCGAATCAGCGAAGGGAAAGAGCGAACAACAGTCCGCGAATCGGGGAAACAGACTTGATAAATGTAGCGGGTCATTTTGAGGCTTCCTTGGCAAATTGCATGGCTGCATACCAAACCTCTTTAGCGTCGCAAATTGACGTATAGACTTCTGACATAGAATCGTAAAATTCATTGCTGCTGCGCTCTTCACTGTCGGCACGCAAAAAGCGCTCAACGTCTTCACGATCAGCGACAGCAACACAGCTTAGGTATGCTTCAACAAATGCATTCTCTTCAGGGGTAAGGCGACGCGGGATTTTTTCTTCAACTGAGTACAGTTCCCACTCTACATAATCGTCTTTTTTGCAATCGCCCATCTCTAACGATTTGGCAAGATCTACCGCCTGCTCATAATTCACGGCTTTCACCGTCGCATAGTAGTATTGGTAATAACTCATGCGCACGTTGTATGTCTTCATTTCTCTATCCTTTCTAAGCACCGGATCAAGCACCGGCAGCGCCAGTATAGCAAGGTTTTGACACCTTGCAACACCTTTTTACATTTATTTTACTAAACCTAGGGTTTCCTCTAGTTCTTTCCAAGGCATCCCCCTAGAAGGCCAACAGCGAAGGGGCTCAAGCTTTATGCCCTGCGTAGCCAATTCCATCGCATCGCGCCCATGGTATAGGCGTATGGTCGAGGGCCGTAGTGTATTGCCTGCGTCAAGCACAAGCACAAAGCAAGGTCTGCCCTTGGCAGCATGACGAGTCATGAAAGCAATCTGGTGTGGTCGCAGCCCCACTTTTAAGCCCTTGGCCACCACTTTCAATTCCACCAGAACGAAGGCATCCCCGACACCAATCATCATGTCAGGGATACCAAGGTTGACGCGATTCTCCACCCGTTCAATATCGCAGTTGACAAGGCCAGCTTTCACTCTGGCCGAAAACCTAGCTTCAGGCGTCATCTGATCCCCCCAGATCCTGCTCAAAGATGTCAGGCGGAGGGTTTGCCACTCCCGCGTCGAATTCAGGATCTCGTTCTCTTGCTGCACTGTCAATCACCGTTCCTGTGTCCGCATCGATCAAGGCGCTAGGCGGTGGCCCGCCATACAGCTTTTTAAGCTCGTCAAGCTTGCGCTGCACCTCTTCCTTGCTCATGCTGTCAATTGTGCCGTGGCGGATCTCTTTGCGCTCCACATAGATCGTTCCCAAAGCTTGGCCCCGACGATACTCTGCTTGCACGGCAGCAGCAAATGCACCGGCATCCAAAGCTTTATCGCGAATGATCTGAAGGTCGCGCATATGGCGCTCATAAGACGTGTTGTATTTCGATGCCAAGTCAGCGCGATAAGCCTGAATGGCAGCCACCACGTGTGGATTAATATCGGGGTTTGTCAGCTTCCAAGCCATGACAGAGGCGCTACTGGGTTTATACCCAGCTTTGATCGCAGCCTCTTTCATTGTGGTACGGCCGTCGCCGCTCACAAGCTCAGTAACGAAGGTCCATTCCTTGGCTGTCAGCTTGCGACGCTGCGCGCGCAGCGGAGCGACTTCAGTAGACATTCGTTTCTGTGCCTTGTCAGGCATGACAGGGGGAACATTCCAAACGTCTTTCTTGGCCATTAGCTGATTCTCCACAAACGCCAACCCTCGTCAACCTTGCGAAGGGTGAACACCCAATCAGGTTTGTGAACGCGGGTAAAGCGAAGGGCAGCCACGCGGCAGCTCTCAGCTTGCTTGCGCTGCTTAAACAGGATGCTGTCACCCTCTTCCATCTCATTGAATGGGTATTTGGATCGGTTGGTTGGCAGGGCGATTCCCTGATCGATTTGTACCATCGTTAACTCCCGTAAAAGAACTATCAGCAGTATAACGAGTGACAACCCCAGAGTCAACCCAAAACCATTTTTAGGGTTCCTATAGAACTTTTGGAGGGTATAGTGTGATTTTATTTTTTCAGAATTCATCTCGCGGAGCCCCCCTGAAAAAATTACATCTCTGACAAAGACGTAATTTGCCGGATGCTCATAAAGTATTGATTTCATTGAACTATTACACCATTACGTCTATTACGCCAAATCTCACAAAAAATAAAAAAAAAACACCCCTTACCCCTAAAAGTTCTATAGCACCTAAACCAAAGTATTCATTTTTCCCCCATTTTCACCCTTTTTGACCCTCGGTCCTCGGTCCTCGCACCCTCCCCCTCCAACCACTGTATATCCACCCAGTCCCACCCCAAACCCAACAAAAACCCCCAAACCTAGGGAAAACACCTAGAAAAAAGTAGCTTTTACGTAATTGACCTAACTAGCTAAAAGATTGATAATACTCCTGTCAACAACGACAAACC